TAATCATTTTTTATTGTTCATAATATACCACTTTTGTACCGTATATCCTATTGACACCAATAGTAGTGTTATTTTAAGTATTGCGTCAATGTTTGTCATACTTACTAAAAAAGTAGTGCTATTCAGAAGAAATATTTTTATGTCTTGTAGTGTCATTTTATTCTTGGTCAATGCCGAGTACCTTTAACCAAGGTTCGGCAGGGTTAATTTCATATGTTTTCCAACCGTAAGGACTTTCGGTTATATCTTGCCATAACATATCTACTGCAACACTTGTTAAATCGTCTTCTATTTCATCGTCTAGCGTTACTACATTAGGTAATAATATTTCAGTATATTCTAAGTCCTCAGGCAAATTTTTAATTTTGTTTGAGTATTGTTCAAAATCGTTAAACAAATATTTTTTATAAAGTATCATAAACTTAGTATTTCGTTTTCTGTTAGTTGTTTATTCCATACTGCTAAATTGTGTACAAAAAATCTAGTATTAGCTTGTAGTTTCCAAAACTTACCGCCAAAACTTGAAGTCGTTCCTATTTGAAAGTCTTTGTTGCTATCATATAAAGTTCCATTAATCCAAACTTGGTTTTTCTGATAAACTATTTTATTTCTGCCTAAAGGTAAAGGTACAACGGTTGTTTCATCTATTGGGTCATTAACTACTACTGCTATGCCCCCTTGATATTCGTCAGGATTATTTATGTCCCTGCCTTTATAAACGTAAAAGAAATCGGAAGCAATATCGTTTTGTTTTCTAGGCACGTCGTCTGTAACAAAAATGTCCCAATAAAAGCAATAAACGTCACCTGTTGCATATTCTAAGTGACTTCTAAAGTGTGTTTGTGTATTATATACTGCGTTACTTGTACTTATGTTTTTAATATATGGTTGTATTCCTGTTGTACTAGCCCAACTATTTTGTCCCTCAGGTGGTGCAGTAACTCTTTGCCCCCTAGTTGTTACATTAGGTTTAGCTAATAAATAAGTCTGCCCATTATCTGCTAGTGGTGTAATATAATCATCGTCTTTGTAATATTGTTTCCATTGTGCAGGTGTTAAATCAGGTTTTAATGGATATAAAGCAAAATAGCGACCTACCTGTGAAGCAGTTCCAAAACGTATTTGTATTCTATACCAACCGTTATCGTATTTTTCTACATTTACTATGCTTTTAGTGCCATAACTTGTATTGTCTAAAAATCTAACTTGCTCAGTCTCAAAATTGAATATTGCAAAATTATCAATGTTTTGATTGTTGCTAGATATTAAAAAGAATTTAAGCATTAATCCTACCTGCACGTTTTGCGTTCCTCTTTTTAAAAATACACTATAGCTTAAATCAGGTACAGTTATAAAATTATTACTTGTTCCGTAACCTACCTTTTGACTAAAAGCACCACTTAACCTTGTATATGTGCCTGTACTTGTACCTGCGGTAACTTTATATACACTATTTTCATTAAAAGGGTCTACATCGTTTGTTACGCTTGTTATAACACTATCGTATGCAGTCCAATTATTTGTATCTAATAAATTTTCTGTAGACTTTAAATATTGTTGTGTATTACCTACCATTGAAATAGCAGGGCAACTATTGTCTTCAAAATTTGAAAAATCTATATTTGCGCGTCTGTTATCGTTACAAGCTAAACCACCGCCAATATGTTCCCAAAACCCCTGCCTGTTAAATCTTGCCTGTGGACTATTTGTTAAAAAACGTGGGTGCATTTTACCGTCATTGTAATTACTTGTATCAAAAGTAGTATCAATAGGTAATTGTCCAACTGCAAAACCATAAGACCGTAGTTGATTGCAAAAGTCACTATTAGGGTCTACGTAACCGCTAGGTGTTAACCATAATTTAGCTTCGTTCTTTATACTCATAACTTACGTTTATTTGTATTGTCTTTGTCTCGTACCAATTCATTTTTTTTGTTTAAAAATTTAAACAATAATTCTACGTTCTTTTTTTTTGGTTTGCTTTTTCGTTTCATAGTACCCACCCTACAAAATTTGCGTCTTGGTCAGGGTACATTTCCCCATTTTGGTTCTCGTTATACTCAGGAAATAAATTGCTATTAAAGCACATATAGTCTAAAAACCTGCGAGTATAAAATTGTGCAAAATTTCTGTGTTTGTCTACAAGGTAGTCAATTTCATTTTTAGTTGCATTTACACTATTTTCTGAATTGTGTTTAAATACACCACCATTAGCAATTTGGTAAGCAGAAAAAGGTAAGTAATCTACCATAGCAAAGTGTATTAGCATATCTTTCAAATAGTCTTGTACTAAAGCTAGATAGTCACCTGCTAATGTTCCTGCTATTATATCGTCAGAAATCTTGTTATATAAAGCACCACCCAAGTAATTCTGTATGTGTATTTCCTGAGCAATTTTTATAAACTGAATAAATTTGTCTATGTCAACGTTACCGTCTACAATAGTATTCCGTTTTAAATCATTTGTTGTTATAAATAATGCGGTTGCCTTAAGTTATCCTTTGTAATTTGGGTGATGTCCGTTGTTCTTCATATCCTTAGGTGCAATTTTGCTATCCTGTGTTCCTCTAGGTTTAGCTATATAAGATTGTGGTATGTTCTTCACTTCATTATAGTCATATAGCTTGTCTGATTTTTTTGTTTTGTCTTTAAGTCTATATAGTACTTGTTCCCAATAATGTCCGCAATTCACACCACCTTTAAAGCGAAATAAATCGTATGGTTGTGGTTCTGAAGCACCTTTAGGTCTATGCCCAAAACTTCTGTTTACACCCTCGCGACTTGCCTTGTCAATGTCTTCTAATCTATATACGTTACCCTTTTTTCTTCTGTTCATCATAATTTCGCAAAATTTTCTAGTCTTGTCACTTGAATATTTTTGTGCGTATCTGTATCTAATCTTATAAAAGGATTTGTCTAAGTAACTAAAACCACTTGGTTTGCTTGTAATAGCGTCAGCAAATTTTTCAACTGCACTCTTTTTTTCTTCAATCAATGTACTAGCCCATAGTTCATCGTCTTGTATATCGTAATTCACTTCCCTTGCGTCAACTTCTTCCCATTCGTCTGTAATATAGTCGTTATCTAAATGTAAAAGTATATCATTAGCCACTTGGTCTTCTAGGTGGCTTTTCATTTTTACTCCTGTTTCTTCTTCTATAGTTTCTTCGTCTGCAATTTCATTGTCAATTTCTGTAAACTCTAAAGGTTGTAGTGTTTTAAAATACAAGTTTAGACTTATGTTATTATACGCTAAAATTTCATCAAAAGCACTCAATAGCAACTCCTGAAAAGGTCTGATAACCGTATTATCCATTAATGTACTAGCCGTCTTTAATTCATCTGCATTGTTCCCTAAGCCCGTATTGTCTTTTATTCCTAATAACATTGGCGAAATAACCCTATGTGATACCATAATTTTACGCATACTTTCGTCACTTAAAAATTGGTATTGGTTATGTGCGTCTGATAATTGTATTGCTTCTATTGAACTTTCTGTATCTGCATTCTCGTTAAAACTCAGAATAAAGCGACCTGCATTTGAACTGCCTGAGTATTTTTCTAATATCCGTCTTTCAATTAGTTCTCGTTCTTCTTCATTAGGTACACCATTGTTAAAGTTAATTAGCATACTAGGTGCAAGTCCATTCAGGATATTGTTTAAGTGATAGTTAGCAATTTCTTCTTCTAATTCAGCATATTGTAAGCCACCTTGATAGTCTACAGGCGAAAAGTAATAATGTCCTGCAACATAAGGTCTAACGTATAATATTTCTATTGGTTCTCTACTTGTACCGAATGCAGGTATTCTCTGTGGTACTTCATTAGGTTTTATTTTCTCCCAATCTGCACTATAGTAGTAACCGTTTATATTTCCGTCCTCGTCACATTTCTCCATAGCCAAAGTTTCTACAGGCATATGCTCAACTTGTGCAATAGTTTTTCTGTCTTTAGAGTATATAATCTGAATAGCACATTGTCCCATTAACTTTAGGTCGTAAGCAAGTTTACGTACACATTTGTCGTTAAGTAATGTTACTGCTTGTGCATACTCGTTTGGAAAAGTACTGTTATCTGTAGCGTCAATACCCTTTCCATATATCATTTGTGAAATTCCATTAATGATAGCATTGTTAGTAGCACTTCCTGAATAACGGTCTATTAAGTATTGAAAGTAACTATTTTTATCGCCAAACGTTACCCATTGTTTTTGTTTGTCAATCTTAATGTCAGGCGAATTGTAGTTTTGTAATTGAACTATATTAATAGCACTTGTCTGTTTCTTTTTTCTCATAATATAATGTAATCGTTATTACCACTATCAGCAGGTGTATATTGGTTAACGTTATTATCAAATTTTGTGTTTCCTGTTTGAGTTGTAGCAAATAGTTTATCTCTGTATATAACCTTATTAGTGTCCGTTCTAACAACTCTAAGCGTGTAATACTTATCTTCTATAATATTACTAGTATCATTAAAAGTATGCTCTACAAAGTCCCCTACAACCGAATTAGTAATTGTTGTATAAGTGTATTCTGTTTGTGTTTCATCGTCAATTAAACGTACTTCTAAATCTGCTATACTAGTAGCATTTTTTGGTATATTATAAAAAGGTAAAAATCTTATAACAGGGTTTGCTAAATTCTTGTTTAAAACTATCATATTGTATTAACGATTAATTTAGTCATTTTTGCAATAAGGCAAAAAAAAACCCCTACATTTCTGTAGAGGTATATCAATAATTGATTTTATTAATTTACAGGTTTAAGGTATTTTCTAAATAAATTTTGTGCGTGTCTATAGTCCTTTACTTTTGCTTTCATAATATATTGAGGTACTACAAATCGTAAAGTTTCTTTTTTAAAATTTTTGTAAAGCCAATCTGTTTTTTCTACAGGTAAAAAAATCTCTATTCCATACCATTTGTCGTTTTCGCTAATGTGGTAATCATCTACGTTGTGGTCCCAATATTCCTGTACTGCCATAGCAAAACCACTTATGCTAATATAGTCTTGGTAACTGCCTATGTAATCAGCAGAAAAATCCATTACTGTTTTTTTGATAAGGTGTCCACCGCTACCACTAAAATCGTTTGTTAAAATTGTTTTTAAAGTTTTCATAGTTTCTATTGTTTATTGTGGGGGGTTTCCCCCCCTGATTAGTTTGTTTTTACTTTGTGTATTTTAAGTAGTCTGCACTTAGTATGAAACCTTTGTTTCCGTTGTATTTTTCTAGTTCTTTTGTAACTACTTCTCCGTCTTTGTTTTCGTAAGTAATTGTGTTGTCTTTCCAAATAATTGAGTTCATAATTTCTATTGTTTTATTGATTATTATGGTATAAATATAATTAACAATTCTTAATAAAACAAGCATTAAGTAAAAAAAATTTAAAAAAAACCCCCTACATTTCTGTAAGGGTATTATATTTTGTTTATTATTTTATTAAAGGTTTCTTTGTATTAATTGGTGTTTAAACCAAGTTTCATATCTGTAGTCCATTTCTGCTTGTATTTCTTTTTCAGAGTAAACAAGTTTGTCTCCAACAGAGTGAATTTTATTTAACATTTTTGCTAATTCGTCTCCTGAAAAGCGTTCTAGTTTTCTTGTGTAATTTTTCATAGTTTCTATTGTTTTATTATACGTTTTTTTTATTATTCTGCGAAATAAGTTCCGTCAGTTTTTACATAAAATGCTTGACTTCCTTTTTCTACTAAAATTAAATCTCCTGTTTTGTAAATATATTCAAAACCCTTGTTTTCTAATCTTGTTACTGTACTTTGTTGTTGTGGTGTCATTTTCTATTGTTTTATTATTACATATCAAATATAATTAACATTTTTTAATAACACAAGCATTGAGTAAAAAAAAATCAAAAAAAAAAGAGCAACGTAATGTTACCCTCTTTTAACTAACTAATCAAAACCAACCAATGTTTATGGGTCTATTTGTGCAGCACTTACAGTAATTCCTGTAGTAGCTAAATC